TAAAGTAATTCAGGATTAAACTCTGTATCTTTAGAAATTAACTCAAAATCAGGCGCTTGCTGAAAGAGCCATAAAAACAAGGGTAGCATATAATGATGCAAGAATAAAAGCTAAAAATGATTTTAGTAAAGAAAATCTAAGAGCAATGAAAGATGCTGGCCTCCTTGCTGAGGATGCATATATTCAACTACAAAATAGAGTTAATTCTACTGTACCTAAGAATATGTGGGGGTTGTATGGGACAATTATGCAGGGTAACTTATTAACACCTTTATCTCAAGCAACAAACGTTTGGGCAAATATTTTATTTAGTGGTGTAAGAGGTTCTTATAAAGCTGTTGGAGCGGGAATAGATAGAGCAATTAGATTATTCAATAAAAACTATAAACCTGAAACAGTAATTGATCCTGAAGTTAAAAAGTATTATTACCAAGGATTAATTAGAGGTCTTAAAGAAGCTGGGAAACAGGTAAGAACTGGTGTTGATTTATCTGATTTAGAAAGATATGAAATGCAAAGAGGTTTTCAGCCAATGAAATCTCTTATTCAGTTTTGGTCCAGAAGTAAGTTCAAAATTACCATCGGTTCTAAATGCACTTGCTTCAATATTAGCTGTTGAAATTACAAGCCCTGTTAGGTTACCACCTGTTAAAGGTAAAGCGTAAGAACCAACATTACCTGAATGAATAAATTCTCTCCAAGTAAACCAGCCAGCTTCAGTTCTTCTTCTAAAAAATGCTGTATCCGAAGCATAATCAAATGCTAATTGAGTTCTTCTACTATAACTATTACCAACATTAATTGTCCTAATATTAGGCGATGCTATAGGAGGTGTACCACTTGGTATAGGGTCGAATGTTACAAAACATTCTCCATAATCCGAATCTATATTACCAGTTATAGTAGCTAATGTTGATATATAAGCACTTGAATCAATGCTACCATTTGCTTTTAAAAACTGAGCGGATGTACCACCTGATTTAATAAATGAACCTGCTGTCAGATTACCACTTGCATCTAATCCCATTCTAAAAGTGCCCGAACCAATAGCACCTGTATACCAAGTATAAGTTGTTTGATAATGTGGTGCAATATTACCTGTAGAATAAATGTCTATCCCTGCTGCATGAGGACTAACGATATAACTATTTGAATTACTTGATACTCTTGTAGTACCTGCTACATCTAAAGTGTATGCAGGGCTTGAATTATTAATACCAACACGATTATTTACAGGGTCTACATATAATGTAGCAGTATTATAATCAGTACCTATCCAATAATAAGTAAGTGCATCAGCACCACCATAACCCCCAAACCCACCTCTAAATGTTCCAGAGCTTCCATTAAAGAAATATCCTGTTGCCCATCCACCTGCATTCGCAGTTATTCTAAAATTACCTCCTGAAGTATCATATGTTACTGGTCTATTTGCACCTAATCCAAAAGTAGCATTACCGCCCGTTGTTACGCTTGAACTGAATGTTGCTGCACCTGTAAAATTATGCCCATTTGAATTGTTATATTGAAAAACACCACCTGAACTAATAACACCAATATAACCTATTTGAGTTCCTGCATTATTTCTAAATCTTAAAACATAATCATTAGTATTAGTTATGTCTGCTATTGTAGTATATTGGGTATATACATCATTTGAACTCCCTCCTATTGTTGATATTCTACCTCTTACTATTGCATTTCCGTTTACATCTAACTTGTAGCCTGCGTTGGTTGCAGAACCCAAAGCCAAATTCCCATCTGAAAACAAACGCATTCTTTCGGTATTGTTAGTTCTAAAAGTAAAATCGTGATTTGTAAAAGTACCAATTCCTGCACCAAAATATGAAAATAATTGGACTTCACTTGTACCATCAGTAATAGTTAATCCGTTTTTAACTGCCATTTGCCACCCAGCAGCAGCATTTGTTGTTCTACCAACGCAAATTGTACCATCTGATAAGATACGCATTCTTTCAGCTGAATTAGTATTGAATGTAATTGCATTTGCCCCTCCAACTCTAACATCTAAATTACCGCCTGAAACTTGTAAATAACTTGTAGATGTTCCATTATATAAAGCAAGGTATGGATTTGTTCCGTTTGTAAATCTTACGCTACCATTAACATCTAATTTATTTGCTGGACTTGCCGTTCCAATACCTAATTGACCACTTGCATCTAAAGTCATAGCTTGTGTAAAGCTGATAGCATTACCCGCTGTTCCTGAAGGAGCTTGATACCAAACATATTGACCACTATCATTTAATCCATATAATTGCGCATATCCATTAGTAATATATTTGTTTTCTGAATTATAATATACGTTATGACCTAAATAAGTTGATGGAGATGAATATAAAGAACTTAAAGAACCTACTTGTAATACTTTAAATGTACCCCACGCACTTGGTGTTGCTCCTAATCCTATTGCATTTGTACCCTCTTGTAATAAAGAGTTCCCTAAAGCACTTGTTCCTGTAAACTTTGGTAAATAGTTGGTTGTGCCAGTTCCAGTGATAGGATTCGTTAAAGTTGAAACCGAGCCGTCTGCCTTTAAATATTGTGCTGATGTCCCGCCACTTTTTACAAAACTATTTGCCGTTACTGAATTGCTAAAACTTGCCTCACCTGATGATGAAATTGTAAACCTTTCCTCATTTGCAGTATTGTCATAAATTCTGAATCTATTATTACCATCGACAACTTGTAATAAATAACTTTTTGTCGAGCCTTGCAAGTTTACGTTTGCATCTGCTAAAGCAACTCTGAAATCGCCGTCAATTGTTACCATTGTTCCATTATCACTGATAATTGAATCGCCAATAGTTGAACTTGCAGTAAATTTAGCAATGTAGTCAATTGTCCCAGACCCCTCAACGCCAGACGCATTACCTAAATTGGCAATGTCCTGCGCAGTTGTTCTTTTGGTTGTCCCAGATTGAACGATTGCAACTAATTCTGTTCCATTTAATGCGCTGCCCGCAGGCAGTTCGCTAATTCTTTTTTTTGCCATTTTCTTATATTATTATGTCGTTATTACTTTCTGTTATTATATCTTCTAAAATTTCTGTGTCTAAATATGTAAACTCTCCAACTGGCTCAATTGCTCCGAACTCATCTTCAACTCTATCCAATACGCCAACGTTTATCAATTCCACTTTTGTTAAACCTAATGAATTTGGATTATAGTCCACAATTCTGTTAAGTCTAAAAACCGCACTGAAATAGGAAATATACCAAAGTTGTGAGAAATCCAGTTCTGTAATGTCTTTGCCACTCAATTTAAAATATGCAGTAACTTGAGCAGATACCGAAAGCGAATCAATTGCTGACTTGTAGTATGTGTCAACTAAATTTTTAGGCATATTCAAAACCTCATTCGGTGTATTAAATGCCAGATTCAATTCAAATGCGTCAATGCCTGCCTCGTTATATTTCTTTTTTTGGAAATAGCATAATGGAACGCTCCCAGTAACGCCAAAACCCTCGATATTTAGATTATCATATAATCCGTCTGACAATGTTTCAAGTGTAACCAGTCCGCCATTGATTAAAATTCTCGGCTCATGCTGAGTGTTTAATATTGTCGGCTCTGCATTGTCGAGCATAGTCGGCAAATAAATATAGTCTGGGTCGTTTCCGTTCCATGACTTTTCAATGATAGTCGGTGAAAAACCAACCTCTCCAATTAACGTTGGCTCACCCTCACTGGTTAAATAATATTGTCCGTCTCCATATAAATATGGTTGGTCTGTTGTCTGTCTTAAATCATACCTACTTAACCAATAGTCTTTTTCGTCATGCTTATATTTAAAATCATATTTGCGAGAGAAATTAGTCGGCTGATAATTGATTGTCGGATTAGGATTTAAACTCAATTTTTGGCTGAAATCTTTTTGCCCGCCATTTTGATAAAACAAATCATAGCTGCTTATTTCTATTTGCCCTTTATTGTCATCGACCATGATTACCCAGTTAAACATCTTATAGCAAAACTGGAATAAATCTGATTGCTTAATATTTGGCAAATTTGGAGACATTTGAACAATCTCACCTTGCGCAATATTTAACTTGACATCTTTTGGGTAAATGGTATAAACATTCGGATAAATTAAAACCTCACTGCCAGTCGATTTAACTGCATATCTGGTCGAAACAAATCTTAACTTGTCTCCAGTAAATAAAGAAATAGTTGTTTTAATTTGAAACGGAACTGCGTTAGCAATTTGGCCATAATCTTTAACAATTACGTCCGACCATGTAGCCGTCCCACTATTATAATACTGGAGTTTTAAATCAAATACTTTTGCAACGCCATAAGTTCCAAGCGTGTCCACAAAGCCAGAAATATTAACGTCAACGCTTTGGTTTGTTGCTGAAATAAACTCGTCCGATGTGAACTGACTAATAGGGTCGTATATTTCCTCAGTGATTGGCACAACATATTGAATCAAACTTGACGGCAAAGCATAAGGAGACGTTTCTGGTCGTCTGCCAGAAAAACCATCTGTCTTAATTAAATATTTATTTGAGTGAATAAATTGCTGATTGCTAAACGGAATCAATATTTTGCTTGTATTATAATCATCAAAAAATGTTGTCTTTAATGAATATCCGTTGTCAATGCAAATTTGCTCAATTGCACGCTTTAAATATAACGCAGGGAAAACGTCTGTAACAAAAACGTCTGTTATTTCTGGGTTATTTGCCCCACCTCGATTATTAAATTGCCCATAGTCAATGAATGGGTAAAAATAATCCGCAGGAACTCCAGACGGATAATTTCCATTCCATGTGTCAAAGATTGTTGAGTCATAAGTATGGTCTAAGTCATCTAAATTCAAGTCATTTAGCGACCTTGTTCCGAATACCTCTTTTAATTTACTCAACTCAGCAAAGGCATAAAACGAAATTGTGTCGAGCGTTACGTCTGTTAGTCTGCAAAGACCATTAAATAACACTTGACTATTTTTTTGAATGCGAATTTTACGCTGAGAATATTTATCAAACGCATTTTTAGCGTTTATATTAAAGGCAAAGCCAAATATTTTGTCGTTTTGTTTTGTTCTGGGAATGGTAATGGTTTTCGTCTTAGACCCAGAACGCCTATTCAAGTCTTTAATGTCAATCAATTCATAAGTCATTGGAATCAAAATTGATTTGTCTCCCAACTCTAATGAATATAAATCGTCAATTATTATCTCGGTGTATTCCATTATCTGGTCTGAATGTTAATTGGAAAAGCATAATCAAATTGGAACTTAACAATAAAGTTTTTAGACCATGTGTCATAATTAACCGATGAATTTTTTACGTTCACTGGCACATATGTCAAGTCATTAACAACGTAAACGTCAATTGAGTCAATCAATTCTCTTTTTAACCAGTCTGCCATTTCTTTTGTTTCAACTCTGGTTGCTAAACTAAGCGATTCAATAGACGAATGCGAACGATACCCATTGATTCTATTTGGAGACTCGTAGTTTGTCGCCATGCTGAACTCAATTGGATTCTCACGTCTCACATTGATTGCCGTTTCTTGACCTGCGGTGAACATAAAACTATCATAGCCACCTAACTTGTTTAACCAATTGACTTGTTTCTCATTGCAATTAACGTTCTGGTCTCTAATAAACCAACGCTCCTCAGTAATTGAAACGCCACCAGACGTTCTCACAATTCTCACTCTCATTTTAACGGCCGCAGGGTCTGCGCCAACCCAGTTAACTGGAATAGCGTTATGATATAAAGTCAAACTCGGATATAATTGATTGTTTGTTTGTGCTAATGTTCCGCCGTCAATGTCATAATATGTGTATTGAGCCGATGCAATAAAGTTCCCATCATTACAAAGGAAATAAAGCGCAGATAATTCATTCTCTGGCAATACTTTTGTCAATGGCATCTCGGTTAAAAACTTTCTGCCAGTTACTCCAGTGTCGTTTAATATGTAGTCTGTCAAGTCGTTAGTAACGTTGTATTGAAGCGCTGCGTTAGATGTATAATATTGAGTCGGCATAGTTATAAATCGCTTGGTGTTGTCTCTTCGTACTGCGCCTGATTTCCAACTGGATTATCAAATCCCTCAGCATAAGAAATGTAATATCTAATATATGATTTTTTATTGTTCTGGATAATTGGCCAACTAACTAATGGAAATAAATCGCCACTAATTACGTCCGTTACCACGTTGCATTCTGAATTGTAATCCTTTAGAATGTCAGCCACGTCAATTATAAAATAGCAATAGCCTAAAACAAACGTTGGCTTTAAAGTTATTTTTGCAAGTTCCTCAAAATCATTGTCGCAATAGTTGAATCCAAATACTCGAATGACTGCATTGTAATTTTTATAATATTTGAAAAACCAAAGATTGCCAGTGCCTGCACCAACATAAGGAGCATTGATTGTAAAGCTATTCCCAACGACAGACGTAACAAGCCAAACGCCATTATATGCCTCAACGCCTGCATTCTGTGAAATCTTTATATAATCCCCAACTAATAAACCATGTGGTGAACTTAAATCAATTTGCACATAGCCATTGTTGTTGACAAAACCCAAATTACCCTGAATTTCTGCCCCGATTGTATAGTCAGATGTAACGTCCGAACTAAATTCAAAACGCACTGGATTATAAACGGCCGTATTTACTGACGGCTCAACTTCAATTGTTAAACTCATTGTTAAAATAGTTTTGTATGTCCTCTAAAACTGCCTTGTTAATTGCGTCTTCAAATAATGGACATGTTTTATCTGCATAAAAATTCCCCTTATATCCCTCACGATGTATTTTTCTTGTAACTAAAAAAGCCTGCTCATCTTTAGTCAATTTTTTCCCCTTTGTGCCGTCTTTTTTATCTTTAGCATACCAATCTGGCAATTTCTTAACCCATTCATCAATCTTTGGTCTAACTAATGCAGGCTCGTTGCTCTCTTTTGTAATTCCTCTCCCATAATTTTGCCAATACCAATAATCATTCGCCATGATAGCAACTTGACTTCTGGTGTTTCCCGCAGTCAAAACAACTTCATGCGAGTCAGCCAATGCACCTGCCTTACCAAGCGCCTCGACCAGTGCTGCGTTTAGTTTGTTAAACTCTGCCAGTGTATTTGTTAACTCTATCATGCAAATAAATCACAACATAAACTTGAATCAATTGGCAACGTTACCGATACGGCAACAGACCAACCATAATGCACATTGTCTTGTTTTTTATTAATCATTGACGCTTGGCCAAATGTCATCGCATTGCGTTCCAAATCTTCATTCTCAATTTGCATTGACTGAATATATCCAACCATGATTTTATTCAACTGGTCGAAATGATTATTGATTTGCAATTGCGTATCTGTCATTGACCCACTCGTTAAAAATTGCAAGCTAAATGAGTAAGTCTGTGAGACAATAATATTGTTTGTCGAATTGTTCGTAATTGTTAATGGAAACAAAATCCAAACTAAAGGATATTTAATATCCGATTGTGAGTTCAACTCATTAAATGTCCCATTGCCAAAAGCATAAGTCTGCTCGGCTTTAGTCTTGAATATTTCGATTAATTTGTTCACGTCTCAATTTTTCTAAGTTTTGCAAATAGGTTCTTTCAATCTTCTTGTAAGTTAAAAACGTGTATGCCTCCGCAACACTTGTTTTGCTCACTTGCTCAATGTCTTTATAAACGCCGTCTGCCAGTTGAACCAATGTTCCATATCCGCCAAACTGATTAAGACTTTGAACTCCCGCCTCCAATTGAATATCCTCTAATTCACTCTCAAACAAAGGTAAGAATTTATTGTGCATATCTGCAAACTGCTCATTCACTTTGTTTTGGTAAAAAAGTGCAACAGATGCGGGTAAGTTTAAATATTCCAAATATCGTTTGTTTGTTCTGGTGTCGTAGTTATATTCGCCAGTTTCTAACAAGCATAAAAAAGGCAATGCTTTCCATTCATTATCCTTAAACTCAGCAATCGTTGCTTTCCAGTCTTCAAATTGTCCAATGGGACAAGCCATGATTTCGTATAAATCCAACTTTTCGCCAACCATTAAAACCTCTCCATTGACTAACATTTGCGCCAGTGCAGTCAACTCCAATTTGCCGTTTAAACTTATCTGGTCGTAAATCTCTGGACTGATTCCAGATATAAGCATCACCGCTTCGTTATATTTTTCTGCATGTAATAAATCCTGCAAGTCAATAAAATGTCGCAATGTTATTTCGTCCAGTTGCGTTGGGAACTGATATTCTTTGTCGATGTTAACTAAAACCATGATATTTTTTTCGTGTTTGATTTTGTGCCGTTAAATATTCCGTATCTGGCAGCATCGCAAAAGTCATCATTGAATTTGACTGGCTCGTCAATTGCTTTGCCATTCTTATCTGTTTTCCATTTGTACGTCTTAAACTCTTTGACTCCATTTGGTGCATTAACCAGAATAATTGGCTTTGACTTTAGCGTGTTTATTCCATCTTTAACTGATTTGTCTGCACTAAAGACGTTAAATCCAGACCGATAAAGTTCCTCGATTGTGTCTGGTCGAGCAGCATCGGCAAAAATTTCCTTTTGACCAATGTTTAGCTTAGCCATTTTGTCTATTAAGTCAGCCGTTGTCAATCCGCTTTCGTAAATGACCTCTTCTAAATAGAATTTGTTTTCGTCCCAACCACATTTGACCAATGTAGTCGGGTGATTATATCCAAAGTCTAACCCATAAACATATTCAACATCTGGGAACTGATTTCCTATGCTCCAATTGCGGTAAATAAGACCCTCAATGCGCCCAGTGATTCCTCTTGCATATACTTTCCACAATTCAATGTCAATGTCTTTAAGCGCCTCAATTTCGACTCTATTCTCATTTGGCACAAAAGGATTGTTTCTATGGTCGGAATAAATGAAAGTTGCATTTGGATTCCCCAAATAATCTTCATGCACCCAGAACTCTGCGTCTGGGTTATAATCCATAAATCCTTTTTTCTTTGTTCTAAGTAATAGTTGTTTGGCTATTTGTCTATCAATACCATTCGCCTCGTTTAAAAACAAATAGTCTCGCTTTCCAGACTTTGCGTCCTGCGAATTGTCATAGGATTTAAACTCAATTGTTGAGCCGTTTACGAACTTGAATATTCTATCCGATTTATTATACTCTGAAATCTGCGCATCGATTACTGGATTATCTGAGACGATGTTTTGAAAGTCTCTGAGCGCTCCCGCTTTAAGGTTTGGAATGTCCTGACCCACTATCGTTGTTAGTGAGTTTGCGTCAGTCAATGCAAAATAGGCAATTGCCTGCAAAATAGAATAAGTTTTGCCAGACCATGTACCGCCCTGATTAACAATTATCTTTGTGTCTGCGGTGATGTTAGCCTCAAATAACTCAGTTGTCTCAAACATCGTTTTCTGTTGACCTTATAGGGAACTCGGTTTTGACAATCTTTATTTCCAATGTGTTGTCCATGCCCCCAGTGATTTGTTGCTCGACCTTTTCGACATATCCTCTGGCTTTGCCAATGGTTTTCAAATACAATTCAATTGCTCGCATCTTTACGTTGTCATTGTCTGACTTCATAAGACTAAACAATCCATCTTCGGCCACATCAATGTTTTGCTCTCGGATGTCAATTAGTTCCTCTGGGAATTTCAATGCTCTCTCTCTGACCGCTTGCCTTGTGTAATCTATTTTAAATTGCTTTTCAATAGCTTTTGCAGTCCTCGAAAATAGTCCTGCGTTCTCTCTCAGTATTGCTAAAAACTCTTTGTCGCTTATTTTTATGTTCATGACAATTAATGTGAAATTTGAATGATATAATTTACTTAAATTCAGCCGTTTACCTTAGTGATTTGATTTCGAACTTTATAAACTCGCTCCCTTTGGCAACTATTGTTTTGACTATCACTATTTTATAGACGTTTGCATCGTCAAAATTATACTTTTTTTGCAATATATCCAAAAATGGTTTCATGGGATTGTCTATGTCCGATGCTTTGTTGCTGAATCCAAACTCAAAGTCAATTTGATATGGCGGCTTTGGCAGTTGCATTGGCTTTAGTGTCAAAAGCATTTGTTTCTCATAGCTTTTATACTCTGGAGACTTAAATCGTTTCCCTTGCCATGCTTTGTTTACGCTTAAAGGTTTGATGTGTGCAATTCCAATAGCCATTCTTTTGTGAGTTTGTTGTCGTGTGCTTTGTTGTGGCATTCTCTGCAAAGTGCAATTAAGTTTTCGATTGCGTCTTGTTGGTCTTTTGTCTTTTTGCCGAACTTAGACCGAAACACAACGTGATGGATGTCGACCGCTTTGGCGCCACATGCCTCGCATGGTATAAAATCGGATGTGTTATATCCGTAATAATCAAAATAAACTTTGATATGCTTCTGCATTGTCACTATTATTTTAAAACTTGTGACACTTAACTGGTTATTAAAGTCACTAAATTGCATTATTTATCCTTTTTAAAGCTCATTATTCGTATAAATGCGGATAAATGCGTATCAAAACTGCACCCGATATGTAAGAAAAGTGAGCCCAATGGTTATTTTGTACCCTTTCGGTTTTGTTCTTGCATCCATTTAGCACCTCTAAAGTAAGCATCTATTTCAGTTTCACATCCATAACCATAATGTGCTTCCATTGCTACGGTAGCTTGCTGAAATAATACATCATCGCTAATATCGTCTAACTCTTTTTCTGCAAACCATTTCTCGCAATCATTCCAACCATCTGAATAAGCGTTTTCTATATCTTTCATTTTGTGTTCTCCTTTTGGTTAAGTAATAAAATTGCTTTTCTATTTTTAATATCAACTAAATAACTAACTCCGCAATCGCAAAAAATTGGTGCGTGTCTATTTACATCTATTAATACATCTTGCGGACAATCCTCTAATGTATATCTGCTTAAAAAACAATCCCCACTTTTTGATTGAAATTCACTTTCTTCTCCACAATTAGGACATTTTACATAAACGCTATCATACATTCCCATAATTTAATCCTCCTCTATTAAATTACCAACCCACTTAAATTTTCAAAAGTCTTACCACTTTCAGTCATAATGTAGTATTCGTAGCCATTGTTTAAATAAATTGGCATTGAAAAACTCTTTCCGACTACAAATGGATTGTTGTAATTAGCTTGTTCTTCTTCGCTAAATCCCATAGAGCCAAAATGACTTTTTCTTAGGTCATAGTAAGTTTGATTGTGCCTATCAATTAAATGATAAGAATCACCTAAACTTTGATTGTGAGAGTTCATTCTCTCGTCTTTCTTAATACTTCTTAATGTATACATATATTTATATGTTCAGTTCTCCTGTCCCCAAGTTAGTTTTTAAAATCTTTTACAATGTGTAATTTCTGCCATTGGGTGATATTCTTCTAAGAATCTCATTATAGTACCACCATCAAACTTT